CGTCACCCTGTACCTCGGGCGGCTGAACACCCTCGAGCCACAGAGGACGGTCTCGTCCTCGCCCGCGGAATCGAGCGTGAAGACCACATACGGGACAATAGGCTGCTTGCGAGAGACCGGATCGATCTCCGGCGCGAGGGTGTTGTAGATCCCTTGCTGGTAGTTGTCCGGCCGGTTGTCCACCGCGAGGAGGCCCGCCAGGGTGGCGTCGCCTTTCAAAGTATCGTAGATCCAGTCCTCGATTGCCTTCGGTTCGTATGCCATCAGTTCGTCTTCCCTTGGAGGATCGATGCCACGGCCTTCCGGAATGGTGCTTCGTGGCGGGCCACCGCCGGAACCATGAATGGGAAAGGACCGTGGAAGTAGCCGTACTGGTCCTGCCACCCGATCTCGAGCGGGATCGCATACTCGGCCTCGACGGACACCTCGGCGCTGGTGTCGCCGGTCATCTTGTGCTTGATACTGTTGGCAAGGTTGCCTGTGTCGCTGTTGGGAGGGTTGCCGCGCTCCGCGGAGTAGTGGATCTTACCGCCGCGGATGTATTCATTCCCCCGGCTTCCACGCTCTAGGATCGACTTCTTGGCATCTCGCTCGATCATGGCCGCGGTCGCGGAGACCACCATCCCGAGCCGGTCGAGGTTGGCCTGGTAGTTCCGCAACCCCTTGAGATCCATCTGGAGCGACATCCGGATCATGGGGCCTGAACCCCGATGATCAGCGGGCCGTAGCGGTTCACCGTCGCTCCGTTCGTGAGAGCGATCGTGAGCCGGATGTTCGCTTCGGTGGGGTACGCCGCCGGATTCAGCACCGTGACAATCCCCTGACTCGAGAGGCTCTTGGTGAGCGTCACCGAGCCACCGCCGAATGAATAGGCGCTGCCGGTCGCCACGTTTGTGAACGTCGCGGACAGAGTCCCGGTGGTGATGTCCACCGGGCTTCCGTTCATGTCCACAACCTGGACAACGTAGCCGTGCCAGTCCCCGGTCCAAGCCGCGGCGCGGACCTCGATCTCCGGATCCTCGTTCAAAAGATACATCAGATATCCCTCACATATACCCGCAGCGGGCCGAAGATCTGGGTGTCACTCGCCCCCGTGGTGCGGGTGATGGTTACCGTGTAGGTTCCGGCGGTGTTGGTGGTCGTTGTCCCGATGGTCCACCGGACCTGTCCGAGCGCCGCGTAGGAGATGGTGCCGGAGACCGTCTCGACCAGAGTCCCCGCGGAGTTGTAGACCTTGGCGGTGAGCGTCGCCCCGGTGATGTCCACCCCGGTGCCTTCAGCATCGACCAGCTGGCACTCGATCGCGTGGGTGGCTCCCTTGTTGATGTCGAGCGGTTCGTCCGACCCTTGGCCCTCGGCCTTGATAACGAACGGCCCCATCCGGACCGTGGTAGATCCACCACCGCCGCCGCCACCGGAAGGAGCAAGGTCCAGAGCGTTCGCGGTGAATTGGAAATCAGCGCCATCCGCGGCGATCATGTTGACCAGCCGACCGAGCACGTTGCCGACATCGCCCGCGGCGTAGGTCGATGTGCTGGTAGCCTCCGTAAGGACGGCCTGAGCAATTTCAGTTTTGCTAAGCACGTGTTGTGCCGAAATGTAAAACGACGTGTTGTTCTGCGGTGCGGACGGGAGCGGGTCCTCCACTGTCACAATCGCGTGTGATCCGTCCTTAACCCAGTCGATGATATGGGCTGATACTCCGTTGAGCAATCCGCTGGTAAATACGATGGTCTGGCCGTTATACGTATCGTCGGAGTCGTTGCGGTCGACGCTGAAAACGGTCGTTGTTGCGGTGACGTCGTTGGTCGTGTTGCCGGTGATTGTCGGGGCTAGCGTTGAAAGGTCTTTGACAATCTTCCCTGCGGTGTTGTTAGTGTTATAACTAGACAGGTTTTCAGCCCAAACAGCATCTGCCACAACAGCCTCGCTCGCATCCGTGTTGCTCGATGATCGTAACACCCGCTTGCCCATGGTGTCATTGGCCCATGCCGTAGCCGCGCTATTGGTTGATATGTTGGCACTCCAAACTGCGTCAGTAATAGCAACCGCCGTTGGTGGTGCCGTTGCAAGACTATAGCCCGTCTTGTCGGCATTAGTTTCGACCGCAACCCTGCCTGTACTAGCGGTAATTGCAAGGTCTGAGAAATTAGCCGGGAACGTAACCGTAGCCTGTCGGCTACCAATATTGGTATCAATGCGCGATAGCCCCAACCCGGTCGAATCCATAGCGTCGTACGCCATGATCTGAACGATCGCGTTGTATTGCCGACAACCGGTTGCCGACACGTTGATCGTTACCCAGCCCAGAGTGTTGACCGCACCGGTGCCGAGCGTATAGTAATAGACGCCGTTCCCGACCTCGGTGACGGTCTGAGTTTGACTACCTAGGATCGTACCGTTTTGCGACACGTTGACCGTGAACGTCGACAACCCGGTCTCGGGAGTGTAACCATCGGTTGCGTCAACCAACAATACGGGGATTCGCCGACGGGTCGAGTTTGATTCGTCAAGTTTTACTTGAAACACGCTAACCTCCGAATCCCTGGTTAAAGTTCGCCGAATAGCCGCCGCCGCCACCGCTAGGCAGAGACAAGATGTCGATGATCAGCGAGATCGCCAATACCCTGTTCGCGGTCGTGGTCCAGTTGTCCGTTGTCAAGGCCCGGCTCACAAAGTTCCACTTGTAATCGTTGGTGTTATCCCACATGGCGGGCTTGACCGTGTCCGATATTTCATTGCCTCGAACCGTCGTGAGAGCCACCGTCGTGAACGCGGGATCGGTCGTGTAAAGCGAGACCACGTATTCGTTACCGGCCGTCAAAGTCGGCGGGTTGTCAAAATAGTATTCGTATTGCCCGATGGCGGCTGCGGACAGAGCCTGCGCCCTGTTTGCGAAGGAGTTCGTGTCAAGCGGAGCCTGGTAGTTGCCGCTGTTCCAGTTGTAGATGGCAATGCCGATATTCGGGGCGCTGGTGTTGAGCGTCATGTTCATAGCCACTTTGATGCCAGCCACCCGATAGGTCGAACAAACCGTTGCCGGGATCAGGAAATGCATCCCGGCTTCGTCTGGATTGATCCCGATGGCCGATGTGACGATCGTACCTGTGATCGATGTTCCGTCCTGATCGAATGGCCAGCCGTAAACCTTCGGGCTTCCTGCGTCATCGACAATATAGAAGGTCTCCATATTGCGGTTGGATACCGCAGACGCGGCACCTCCGGCTTGCTTCGCAACCGAGTACGGGACCACTCCAGCCTCGATGCCCGATATCTGCGCGAGTACCGGCAGGCTTCCGGTTCCCGTCACCCAAGTTGCATCGGCAGCCTTGATCACCACCGCGTAAAGCGTCCCCTTGGACAAAGATCCTGTCCCGGTGAACGTAAATTCCACCCACCGGTCCGATAGTGGCGCGGTCGTCGTCGTCCCGCTTACCACCGTGGTGCCGGTCGGTAGGCCATTCGCGCCAACGGTCTGGATCGAGTACTCGATGGTCTTGTTCGATACCGTCACCGTACCGGTGCGGTATGCGATCTTTTTGGCGGTGATCGCAGCATCGGCCACGAAGACCATCGCGGCATAGTCTCCGTTCTGGCTCAGGGTAATCGTCGCGTCCGTAAGTCCGGTACCTGTAGTCAGAATATTCCTAGACGGAAATTCAAAGGTTGGCATCAGCGTCCGTCCTCGATCTCTGCAACAGAGAGCAGCGGCAGGTGCCGATCGGCCCTGGTGAAGAAGCCCACTAGCACGGAGATGAGCGCCGGGATGACAACGCCGATGCTCCGCAACGTCCCGCGCTGGAAACGCGCCAGGATTTCGCCCAGATCGGCGTCTGCCGGGAGCGGTTGTGACATTTCCGATTGCCACTCGGGCAGGACGGCAATCAGCAGACTGGTGACCATCACCGTCGCGAGACGCTTAACGGACAGATTTTTCACGCCGGACCTCCTTCTCGAGTTCCATCATCCTGATTTTAAGATCATCGATCTGCTTCTGGATGTGCCGTTCGAAAGTCGAGACACGCTCCGCGAATGCCATTATCTTGGTCTCCAGGACCGCCACCCGTTCGTGCATCTCCGTGGACAGCTTGTCTGATTCGCGCTTGTGCTGCGCGGCCATGTTCCGCGTCGAGACCAAGACGGTCGCGATGATGGACCCGGTCGAGACGACCAGACCCGCGATCCCAAGCCAGAACATCTCGCTCACCAGCTGCCCCTCTCCACCAGACCGATCTTCTGGATCAACAGTGTAGATTGCCCCCGGTCGTTTCCGACCACATCGAATATCCTGGTATTGTCCCCGGCGATCCGGATCCGGTCGTGCGGCTGGATCTGGGCGTCCGAGTGGACGTACAAGTCCCATGTCGCGGTGGGCTGGATCCCATCCCCGATCACCGACTCGGTATCGGCCTTGTTCACCAGCCGCGCCGGGATGGTCATCAGCGGTCTCCAGGTCGTCGTCTGGCCGCCCATGCCGTCCGCGGTGATGTAAGCCCGCTCGACCGTAATCGTGCTGGTGCAGAGGCGCTGGACGAACCGGAACGTGAGGCGCTCCTCGAGCGTGGGAGCCGTCATCAGAAGATCACCATCGGCCGGAACTTCTCGGCCTGCTCGAGGCAATGGGTCCGCAACTGGGAGAGCTTGAGGTCCGCGGCTCCGTCCTTGGAGTCGATCTCGCCCGCCACCCGCGAAGCCTTGATCAGCCAGACCTGGCGGGCGGCGCTCCGGACGTCATACCGCTCGACGTTCGCCGGACCGGCGTCCACCCAGAGAAGCTCGGGATCGGAAGTACCGTCCGAGACGCACCATCCCTGATACTGGCTTCCCGGCCATGTCGGCCACTCCGGCTCGGTGGTGCCGCTCGTACCGGCCCTGCGAGACTCGTACACGCGCCCGTTCGCGGTGGTGGGGATGATACGGTCTCCGACCGCGTAGGCCGTGCTGGCGGTCCAAGCCGCGAACCGGTCGAACTGGTCCACGACGGTCCCGATATCGGTGGTCGAGACCTCGGGGTAGGAGGTCGCGTCGCACCAGAGTGAGACCCTCGCGATCGCGTCTGCTCGGGACAATGCCATGATTCGATTATCCCATAAAGCAAAAGACCCCCCGGCCGAAGCCGGGAGGTCTCGATCGAGGCCAGCCTAACCGAGATTAGGAGCCAGCGGACGCACCCACGATCAGCGAACCGGGAACCTGGCTCGCGGCCGTCGCGTTCACGTTGCCGAGGTCGAAGGCGTTGAATCCGTAGCGGGCCGTACCCTTGAACGCGAGCGAATCGACGTTGAAGTAGTACTGATCCGACACCTCGATGGTGACGCCGCGGCGATCGCCGAATACGGTACCAACGGAGAGGTCTCCGAGCATGAAGTACGCAGTGTTGATCGCAAGAGCGCTACCGTCCGATGTCGGCATATTCTGGACAAAGACCACCGGGAATCCGTACAAAGTCGGATTCGGGCCGTAGGCTTGCTGGATGTCGACCAGGTTGTTCCCCGAAAGCGCTTCCAGCAACGGAGCGATCTTGTTGTAGAACATGGTCTTGTGCATATACCACTTGGCATTGGATGCGTAGGTGGGCAGCTTGCCGACCATCGTCCGAAGGCTGGCGAGAGTTGGGGAACGTGCAGCCGTACCAGACTGACCGGTGGGGAAAAGCACCAAACTGGCGATGTCCGCCTTGGTCGCGTTTAGGTTGTAAACTCCGCGCAGGATGCCGGTGAGTGTGGAGGTTCCAGCGTCGTCCGCGTTGTTGAACACTACCCGGTCTTCTTCACGCGCCATGACGAAGGCCATGTCGCGGGCCAGGGTGGCTCCGAAGTCGATGATCGAGTCCTCGGCCAGTTCCTTCGAAACCTGCGTCAGCACGGCCATCTTCTTCGCCGCAAGCTGGACCTGCGCGAAGGTGATGTCGGAAGCGGTTATGGCGCTGTTTTCAGCCGGGTAGTAGACCGTGGTGGAAGCCGAAGCGTTAGGCACGCTCAGGCTGTCCGAAGTCATCGGATAGATCTTGCAGTTCTGCCGAGCCACACCGAATTGCTCGCGGAGGTAGATCAGATCCGAGGAAAGAGGATCCGGAACCGTGAAACCACCGAGGGTGGTCGTCCCTTCGCTCTGGGCCTTCAGGTTGTTCTTGACCCACTCGGCCGACTTGCGGTTGCCCATGACGGACCGCGCCCACTGGCCCCAAGCGTAAGCCTTCCAGTTGGCTTCGTCGCGGTTCCCGGGAAGCGGATTCTTGCCGATGGTGCCGGACTTCCAAGGCTCATCGATCTGAGCGGGCTTCGGAGCCACCGGGGCCATCTCGCCGAGAGACTTCACGGCTTCGATGCGGGCGGCGATCTGCTCGGCTTCGGCCATCAGGCTCTTGACCTGGGCCATGTCGGATTCGGGGTTGTTCGCGAGTTCGCGCGCGGTCGCGAGGACCGTGGCACGCTTTTCGCTCAGTTGTTCGACGTTCATCTAAAGCTCCAAGAGGATGTTGAGACGCTCGAGCAAGGCTTCCCGCTCGGCGTTGTCCGCGGTCTTGACCGCGGTCTGATCGACGATATCCTCGCCCTCGATCCGGCCTGCGTCCCGCAGGGTGTCCCAGATCTCCGGTGCCAGCCGCTTGGCGTCGGATCGGCTGAGGCCGACTGCATCCCGCAGCCGCCGCTCGACTCCCCGAATCGAATCGGGTGAGCATTGTTTCAAGGACTTGACGTCCAGGTTCAGGCTCGAGACCGTGGCTCCGGCGCGGGCGGCGAACTCGTCCAGGAGCGCCGTCACGAAGGCCGCGCGGTCTCCCTCGGGCTTGAGCGCCACTCCCTCGATGCCGGACATCAGAGCCTCGTAGAGCGCCTCGAGTCCTTCGTGCAGGATCTCGAATTGGATCCCCGAGAAAACCATCCCCGCGAACTCCGCGGGAGACTCGTCCATCGGGACCGGAGGCATCTCCTCGATCTCCTCTTCGACCTCGTACTCGCCCATGTTCGCCATCTCGAAGATCGACTTCACCGTGTTGCGCCACTCGGCCGGAGTCGGAGTGATCGAAGCCTCCGCGATCGGCCAGCGGGTGATCTCCATCGCCATCTCGGAGACGGCCTTGCGCTCGACCAGGTGGCCCGCAGCGCCCGAGGAGTAGCCCATCTTTCCGTCCTTGGCCAGCTTGGCGATCGCCCGAGCGTACTCATCCGCCATGTCGATCTGGGCCTCGTACCAGAGGCCGATCTCGTCCATCTTGAGATAGCCGGATCCGATGGCCTTGCGCCCGATCTTGGAGTCCATCCCGTGGTGGTAATAGAGGTTCAGCGGCACCCGCTGGCCCTTGGCCGCCGGGAAGCCGAAGTCCGTTCCGGAGGTGAAGTAATCCCCCTCAAGGTCCACCGTCCCGGGATCGCCGAATCGGACCAAGTAGCCCTTGACGTACCCGAGCCGGTCGCTCTTGACCGCGCCGCCGATGATGGATTGCGTTTCCATGTCTCGATTATCCCACCAAGTCCTTGATCGGCCGAATCCGCGTGGTCGGCCCCCACTTGCCATCATTGCGTACCTCGACCATGTCGCGCAGTGGAAACCCGTCGAGCATCATCTGGTAGCGCCTCGGCCCGAGGATGCCGATCAGCTCGGCTTGGTCCAGTCCGCGCATGATGGTCTCCGGAGTCACCGCCGGAGACCGCAGATCCGGAATGCTCGGGTCTCCCGTGATCTCGGCCAGGCTCGGAGTCTTCGGGACCATGACGCACCTGCAATTGGGATGGCTCGGCATTATCTCGTCCGTCTTGTGGACCGTGCCGGAGAGCGCCAGACAAGCGGTGCAGACGCGGGCATCCTGCGTCGCCACCCGCTCGTAGCTCATGACGGCCGGGGATCCCTCGTACATCCGGCGCTGGGCTTCCCTCGAGGCCCGAAGCATCTCGGTCCTGGCGATCGTCTCGGCTCTTCGCTGCGGGAGCGTGGCCAGCGTCCTCATGTCCCGCGCCACGGCTCGAGGGTTGCGTCCCTGGGCCAGACCGCTGGAGAGGGTGAATCGCAGACCGTCCGGAACCGTCTGCGCGATCTCGTCGAATAGGACCGCCAGCGGGGAGCCGTCGCTGCTCAGCCCGATGAACTCTTGGATTGTCTCGTCCGCGAGCCGGTCGAACCGGATCACCTCCTCGGCCATCTTCGGATTGCCGGTCGAAGCGTAGACCAGCTGGCCGGTCTCCGCATTCGTCCACTCGAGCGCCAGCTGCTGGCCATCGGAGACAATGGCCACCGCTTGGGGAGACAGATCCGAGAGCCGTCCGGCCAGCTGGGAGATCAGCTCCTCGAGTCGCGCGCGCATCGCCAGCGCCGCATCCGCGAGAGGTTCGCCCGCAGCTTCCCGCTGGGCCAGCCGCTCCTCGAGTGCCGCGAGTTCAGCCACCAAGCGCTCGGATGCATCACCATAGGCCCGCGCCATCTCCCCGACCACGGCTTCCTCGCGATTGATCAGACCGTTCCGGAAGCGCTGCGCGGCTCGGTAGATATCAGCCTGTTGGCCGGTCGCTTTTACCGATCGACCGTGTCGATCTCGAGATCGTAAAAAGGGTGGGAGAGGTACGGCACCCCCGAGCCGTGATCGCAGGTCTCGTCCGCGGACTTCCCGGGAAGCTTCTCCCCGCGCAGGATCTTGTCCCGCAGCCGGGTGGACCAAGCGTAGCCCGCATCACCACCCCAGAGATCCCAAGCCACGCGGCCGGGAGACGGGAATCCCGCTTCCCCCTGGTCGAAGCCCTCGGCTTCCTTGTCGACTTCGTGCCGTCGGAAGAAGGAGTACATCCGGAGGATAGTGTCCTCGGAGATCAGCTCGTCGTTCGCGATCTGGTTCGCCCGTGCGAGACCCACCCGGGTGCCACCCTGCCGCCCCTCTTCCTTCCACCGGAGCGCCCGCCGTGCGGCCTCCCGCATCGATTCGGTCGGATGGCTCTTCCAGGATGAAACTTCGGAGATCGATCGCACCGCCGGGATGGAGACCGGAGCCTCGGGCTGGACCGAAGCCGCGGTGGGATGGACCACGCCCTCGTCCTCCGCGGTAGGCTCGAGGCCCGCCATGCGCTTGGCTTCGGCTCGGTCGCAGATACCGGCCTTGTAAAGCTTCTCCGCCCGATCCGATTCGGCTTGCCGGTCGTCCTGGAGCGCACGAACGCCGGAGAGATCATAGGCCACGCGGTCCCCCTCCTGCGATTCGGGGAAGTCCGGCAGGAGCGAGATGGTGAGCGTGTCGGAGATCGAGCGCAGGAGCGGCACCATGCCGTCTTCCCAGGCGGCCTGTTGCGCCCGCTCGTAGTTCGAGTAGGTCGAGCGATCGAGTCCGGACCCGAGGCCCAGCACCATCGGATTGATCCCGAGAGCCGAGCAGATCCGCTCCTCCGGAAGCCGCCGGAGCGCATCGAGCGCCAGCTCCGCGGGAGTGAGCGATACCCGGTCCATCTTGTACGGGCCGGACATCACCACGATGCCGCCCGCGTTGTCCCCTGTGAGGTTCTCGCGCAGCGAGCGCTTGACCTGCTTGGCGTCGTCCGGCGAGATGTCGACCTGCGCGGATCCGGAAGCGTCCGGCCCGACAATGATGGACGGCATCGCGCCATTGTTCAGGAGGCCGAACGCGCTCGAGCTGGCCATGTTGTCGGTCGCGATCTCTCGCAGTACAGACTGGACCGGAGAGCGCCCCAGCCGGATGTCCTCGGGGTCGCGCCCGTAGCGGAAGTGGATGACGTCGGAGACCTGGAGATCGAAGGATCGCCCGTCCGTGGTGTAGGTGTAGTGGGTGAGCGGGTTCCTGCCGTCGCCCACCGGCCGGATCATGTCCTGCGGGATGTACTGGAGCGCCACCACCTGCGATCCGGGGCCGGAGAGGCGCTGCTTGCGGAGGTAGGCGTTGCCGAAGAGCTTGTAGTCTTGGATCACCCAACCCCAGAGGAGCGCTCCGACCATTCCCGGCTCCGGCTCGGCGATCAGCTGGAGGATCGGGTGGTCCTCGAGCGGCTCGGTCTGCTGGGAGTCCACGCGCCGGAGAACCTGCGGGGTAGCCTGGGGCCAGTTGCGGACGTACCAGTCCATCGCCGAGGCGATCACGGAGTTGAGGCCGAGGTCTCCGGCCACCGCGCCCCAGTCCCGCTGGGATCCTGGGAGGACTCGCCGGAGGACCGAGACCAGCTGGCCCGAGCCGTACCCGGTGAGGTAGACATCCCGCGATTGCCCCAGCGGTAGCGGGAGCGGTTCGCGGGGATTGGCCACGGCCTTGCCGAGGATCCGGTCGAAGATACCCATGCTTCGATTATCCCATGGGAAAGAAAAAGCCCCGTGGCGTGGACCACGGGGCTGGAGGGTGTCTGGAAAGGGTTGCTTGCTATTGTACCGATTGGGCGATCCGCATCCCGATCCACCGCATCACCGGCACCGCCATGCTGTTGCCGAGAGCCTTGTAGCGTGGCGAGTCCGGAGTGTCCTTGCCATTCGGTCGGATGTCCGTCCAACCGTCGGGGAATCCTTGGAGACGCTCGCACTCCACCGGGGTGAGTCGCCGAACGTGCATCGCTGGCTCGGTCATCACCGCCTCGATCTGGCACCGTTGGAGTTGCGCGGTGGGGCGTGGCACCATCCCGCGCATATCGCCCCTGCATTGCCACGAGAACGCGCTGGCCTCTCCATCCGTCACCAGCGGGGTGTTGTTCCCGTCCGTGCCCCATCGCGCCGATACCGTCGGGCATTGCTCAACCGGGCCGGTTACCCGGCTGTCATTCGGGTGTGATTCGTAGAGGCTGGGGATGATTCGCCCCGTGTACGCATCCTGCCCCGAGTAAGCACCAGGATGCGTGTCCGCGCACAACGCCCCTACGGTGTCCCAGAGACCACCGCCTGAAGCGCTTGCTCCAGGATCGGCGGTAGTTTCTTGCCCCGCTTCTCGGCTCGGCGGAGGATCCCCGCACAGGCTTTCCGGCTCAAATAGTACCGAGGCGCAACGTCGTGGATCGCCTGAAGCGTGCGCGACAACGAAGACACGACGACGTCGCTGGGCCACTCCGAAGTACTGAGCGTCCAAGATTCGGTAGGCCCACCCATACCCGAGTTGCCCCAACGCCCCGAGGAAGGCTCCAAAATCCCGTCCTCCGTTGCTTGACAGGACACCGGGGACGTTTTCCCAGACAACCCATTCGGGGCGGCAGTGGTCAACCATTGCAACGAAGGTAAGCGCGAGGTTTCCTCGCGGATCGGAGAGTCCCTTTCGGAGTCCTGCCACGCTGAAGGCTTGGCAGGGAGTTCCTCCGACAAGAAGGTCAATTGTTCCAGGCTCAAGATTCCACTCCTTAAATTTGGTCATGTCGCCGAAGTTCGGCACACCCGGAAACCGGTGTGCCAGAACCTGCGACGGGAATTTCTCAATCTCGGCAAATCCGACTGGTTGCCACCCCAGCGGGTGCCACGCCACGCTGGCCGCCTCGATGCCGGAGCAAACCGACAGATACTTCACGACTTCTCTTCCTTTGCCTTCTTCGGTCGTCCTGCGGGCCTTGTGGACGGCTCCCGCTTGGTCTTCCCACACCGGCACTTCCACATGGTGGCTCCGGCCCGCCCCATGGGATTCCCACAGGACGGGCAGGATGGTCGCTCGATGTTGAGTCGCTGGCCTGGCATCAGATCTTGTCCAGATTCTCGAGCAGGAACTTCTGGCCACCAGCCGCCATGCGCCACGTTGCCAGCTCGGCGTCGGACAGATCGCACTCGCCGAACATCGCCACAAAATTGTCGCGGGTGAAATATTCGCTGATCTCAGCGGGTGTCATCCGGATGATCATCTCGTCGTCGAGGCCCACGGTACTCAGCGCCACGCGGTTGTTGCGGACATCAGCCATTGTCATTGTTTTGTCCCTTCGGTTTCGGCCTTCTGGCCTCATCAGCACCGGACTACCGGTGGACTGGTGGCCCGGTTTCCCGGGCCGTTGAATCATTGCGCCAACAACGCGTTCAGTGCGGCTACCGCTTGATCAAGGGATGCTTTGTAGTGGGCAATGATTTGCTCGCGGCTCAATACAACGTTGCCGGTTGCGTGCTTGGTTACGCGTTCCAAGGACGCTTGGGCTTCCTTGACCATCCGGATTGCCTTGCGGATTGCCTTGTCCTTGTCGTCAACCACGATGGTTGCGGGCTTGTTCCAACGGGCAATACATCGTGAACAATCCACATGGTGCTTGTGCGTGGTGACGCAAGCCGCGACATGGACCGTGGTCCCTTGTCCGCAAGCGGGCTTTCCGTCGATCGAATAATGCATTTTCATTTGATTTGGTCTCCTATCGGTGGTTCCGACACACACATAATACTACACTCTCATCGGGAGCGCAAGGAAACCGTAGTATTGCCTGAACTATTTTTCCGGAGCGTCGAGCCGCACACATTGCACCGCCAGCGCCCGCCGCCGGAGTACCGGACCATCAGCGCCCCGCAGCCACACCTCGGCCGCGCCACGCCCCGAATGGTCCGGACCCGCTCGACCTCCGGCCGCCACCCGAATGTGTGTTCGAACCACCGCGCACGGCACCCGGCATAGCAGAACCACCGGCGCTCGTCCGGTGGCCGATCCATTTCCTTGGTCCAGTCCTCGACCGCGTAGAGCGCCTCTCCGCATCCTTGGCACCGCTGGTGCGTCGCATCCGTCATCTGTCCCCCTACACCGCCGCGAAGCTGCGCTTGGAGTCCAGTACGGTCCAGGCGTAGCCGAGAGCGTCCACCGAGTCGTCGTGCTTCCCCACCGGGAAGCTCAGGATCTCGTCCGCGAACCACGCGGGCAGATCCGGAGCGTGGCTCACCAAGCCTTGCTCGTAGCGGGCCTCCAGCGGCCCGAAGCGCGTGACCTTGTCCTTGTCCGGCCGGATCCCTCGGACCGGGAGCTTGGTCGTCCTGAGCAGCTCCTGGATCACCGCGGCTTGGTACTGGACCTGCTCGATGCCGATCGAGACCGGCCGATGCTTCGCGGCCATGTCCTGGACGAAGCGCAGCACTTGATCGAACGGCCCGCGCATCCGAGCCGCGTCCAGGACATGAATGGTGCCGGAGTCGTCCCTGCCGATCACCACCGCGGAGGTCCAGTCCGCGCCCTCCTTCGAGGAGATCGCCAGGTCCACCCCGAGGTATCGCGCCAGACCATCCGGAGCCGGAGCCGTCCGGAGCCACTCCCGCTTGACCCGAGCGCCATCAGCGTCCACAAACTCCGCGAGGTACTCCTGCCGGAACGCGATCGACGGCAGAGACCGCTCGGCTGCGGTGATCTCGTCCGGGTGGATGTACGGGTTGGCGGTGGTGGGCATCTGCCACCGCATCCACTCCGGATCCTCTCCAGCCAAATCGAACAGCGTCTTGAAGTAATTCGAACCCTTCGGGGTGGACAAGAAGAATGCGCTCCCGCGGTAATCGGTGAGGGTTGGCCGGATGGCTTGGGTCCACGCCTCCTCGAGGTACGGGGCCATCGCGGCTTCGTCGACTCCAACCCAATCGTACTTGCGCCCGCGGGCTACCGTCGCCGGTTCGCCGAGCGTCCAGTAGTCGATCGCCGCGCCGTTGATCAACTCGATCCGCGGAAACGGAGAAACCACGGCCCGCCGGATGATCGGCTGGAAGATGCGCCGCTGGTCGTTGTAAGCTTCTTCCAGAAGCCGGTAAGTCGGTGCGAACCACCCGCACGGCCGCCCCTGCTCGAGGAGCGGGCGGGCCATCAGGATGGCTCCCATGGTCGTCTTGCCGAATCGCCGCCCGCAGCTAACCACGTTCATGCGGCGGGCTTCCCGCAGGATGGTCCTCTGCCCAGGGTGCGGCCTTGGGAGGATCAGTTCAATCTCGGCCATCGAGGAGCTTCTGGGCCTGAGCCACCAGCTCGACCATCCAGCCGATCAGAGCGATTCCGAAAAGGATGCCGGTGGCGATTGTCCCGGCGAGTATCCAAGCGTTCATGTCCCTGTCCCTTCGAGTCCGTCGTCCTCCTCCTCGTCCATATACTCTTCCTGGAGGTACAGGTTGGCCACCTGAAGCATCCCCATCGCGAGGACATGGTCCGCGGTCCGGATGTACCTGGTCGAGCTGGTGCGGGAGATCGGATCGGTTGTGTATAGGATGCAGTAGGCCGCGATCCCGTGGGACCGGGCCTCCTGCAAAAGGTCCACCATCCGGTGGCTGTAGTCGTCAATATCGTCCGGCTGCTCTGTCACTCGGCCGGTTCGTCCTTGTCTTCGTCCGCGAAGCGTACCGCGATCCGGACCGGCGCTCCGTCCTCCCCGGTGATCTCCTGCCGGTTGGACCAGTCGCGCTTCATCTTGCGCTCGAGCCACCATGCGGCGGCTTGCCATTGGTCGTTGGCCGCGGTGCGGACCCTCTCGACCATCGCCAGCTCGGCGTCCGCTTCGGCGGCCTTTACGTCCTCCGCGAAATCCGCGTACCTTGCGAGCCACCGGAGGAATGTGTCCTGGTCGATGCCTCCGGCCCATGATGCCGCCCTGCGGGTGTTACCGTTGCGGAGCGCCTCGATGATTCGCTTGTGCCGGTCCTCGTTGTACTTGCTGAGTCGTGCCATGATTCATTCTCCCTCTTGCGGTGGGAACATGAGCCGGAGCCGGTTCTTGGTGATCCGGACCGCTACATCCCAGCCATCGGGACAGCTGGGGTGCTTGGTGACAACCTGCCGGGAGAGCCGAACGAACGGGATGCCGTGCAGCGGTGGCGTTATCCCGATCCTGTCTTCGCGGAACGTCCAGGTGAGACCGACCCATCGGCGTCCCAGCCCCGGTTTGGCATGGGGCGTAATTACCGTGGTCGGGACCAGGAACACCACGCAGGGGTAGGCTCCGAGGGATTCCCAGCGCGTCATGCGGTATCGGACCCATTGCCAGAGCGAGGAATAGTCCGGATCCCCGTCGCTACGGTAGCCGCGTCGCCGGATGTTCTCGGCGAGTCGCTTCTCGTTGTCTGCCCTGCGTGTTGCCTTCCAGGTCCGCTGGTATCGTCGCTCGCAGCTCGCGCAGCGTGTCCGCAGGGTGTAGCCGCATCGGGCCTTGTTGCTTCGGACCCTGAACTGCTCGAACGGACAGATCTCCTTGCAGTCCCGGCATCGGCGGCTGGTGAACTGCATCGGAGTCCGTCCTCGGTTGGAGTTCGGGTGCCGTGTCCCTGGGTTGCGGCTCACGGCGTCCACTCCCACTCGAGGTCGTCGAGCAGGTCGCGCAGGACGAAGGCTGGATCCTCGGCAACGTCGCTGCGGAAGATCGGGGATCCGGATCCGACCAGCACCCAGATCGCGATGTCCGGATCATGGTGGGCGCTGATCCAGCAGTCCGGAGTCCAGCGGGTGCATCGGACCTTGTGTCCGATCTTGAGATGATGGAGAGCCGCACCTCCGGTCATTCGGAAACCTCCCAGTCCTTGTAGCGCCATTGGTTGGCGGTCCAGCGTTCGTCCTTGTGGCATCGACGCACCCAAGCCGGTGGCCCCGTGACCACCGGCTTGACTTCGCAATCCTCGAGGTCCGCTGACCAGGTGCATCCCTCGGGCCACGCTGCCCTCCGGATCCTCATTCCTCCGAGCATGGCCCGGAACGCTTCGGAACCACGCATCAGAGGATCTCCCAGTCCATCGCTTGTCGATCGGCTTCGCAGCCGAATTCGTCGTCCACCACGGCCAGCTCCTCGTCCAGGTCGAGGATGCCTCCGCGCAGCTCGGAGAGCGAGAACATCCGGATCAGGAGATCCTCGTCCTCGGTCACGACGGCCTTGTAGCCGTACCCGAGCGAGCGGCTGGCGATCCTGGACTGGTCGCCGAAGTCCTCGGTCGCTTCTTCAAATGTCACGGCTTGCCTCCTTGCAGCTTCTCGAACATGGCTCGGTTGGCATCCGCGTCCGCGATCGAGCCGGTGATCTTGTAAGCGAGGTACCAGGACGCCTTGATCAGATCCTCGATGCCACCCTTCTCGCGGTGGCGTCCGATGTACTTCACCGCGTTCCCGAGCGCGAAGTCGAGATCCCAGTCCGCGATCACCTCGATCGGCTGGATGGTTGTCTTGCGGTAGTGGTCGCTCATCGGGCCATCCTCGCGGCGCGTTCCGCCAGCCGGGATTCGGTCCGGTCGGCCATGTCGGCGGCGTAGGCCACCACCAGAGCGATCGCGAGTATTGCGATCAGGATGTTTCCGAGTTTTTCCAGCTTGTTCGTCTTTTTCATGGTGTCCCTTTATGCCGAATGCCGATCCCGTGGGACCGGCATCCGGCTTGCGGATCAGTCCGCGTCGTTGATCTGCGAGATCTCGAGCTGCATCCTGCGGAGCGCCGCCGTGGTCTCCAGCAGGATCCGGAGCGTTCGCTCAACCTCTTCGACCAGCTGGATCGCCAAGACTATCCGGCCGTCGATCTCCCGTTGCTTCTCGGTCATGATCAGTCCTCGAATGGATCGGTGATATCGTCCTCGACCGGAGGCTTGGCCAGTTTCTTGACCGGCTGGGCCTTGGTCTGCCAAGGCTTGACCCCGAGGATGGTGTTGATCTCCTTGCCACGGGAGGTGTGGACCAGATCGACGGCCACGGACCAATGGCGGGCCTTGAGGTCCTCGAGGTCGAGCCGGGCGAACTCGTCCTGCGTGAGACGCCGCTGGAGCATCCCGTCCAGCAGCTTGGTGAGCTTGGCCATATCGTAGCCGTAGCTGGTCTTCGTGAACTGGGAGAACCGGAACGGCTTGCCGTCCTCGTCGCCGATCTCGACGGTCTCGAACCGCCATCGGAAATTGTTCTCCATCACCGCCTGATCCTCGAAGCTGGGCCTCTGGACCATCTCGACGTCCACCAGGATGCACTTGTAGGTGCCAGCCTCGGCCACGGAGTAATCTCCCTGTGCGAAGCTTGCGTTCTGCGCGAAAAATCCCATCTTTGTCTCCTTGCCGGAACTCCGGCCCTGCCATATCGGCAATTTGATACTACACCACCGTATCTCAAAATGTCAACCAAAAACGACCAAGGAATCGAACCGCGGTGGACCATGCTCGCACCTCGTAAGAGGTGCAGGCAATGGTCCATCCGCTAGGAAACTTAAGGTGGAGGGGGGTGTGGGGGGAACCAAAACGACCGTTTCCCGACCGTTTCCCGCGTGGGTCCCCCAATCCCCCCCTTTAGGGGGGGATGGGGGCCACCCGGAAACAGTCAAAACTCGGAGCGGTGCCAGACGGTCGCTCCGCGGTCCCCGAGGATCGAGAAGACCAGCCCGTCCGACTCCAGCTTCGCCATCGCGCTCGGCACGTTCTCCCGCCGGACCTTCGCCAGCTTCGCCAGCTGGTTCTCGGTCAAGCCCGTATTTTCGGCCAGAACGGACAGAATCCGGCCGGACGGGTCATTTGCCGCCCCACGGCCCGATCGCCCCGCATTGGGCATTCTGGAGCCTTCCTCGGTCATTTCCAGTTCGGCCGCCATGATCACCGCCGAGCCGTCGTCCTGATTGTCCACCGCGAACCCGAAAGCCGGGACCGCGGACTCCTCGAGATGCCGATGCTTCGTGACCCGAAACCGGAAGATCCCGTCGATCTTGTCGATGGCCGCGATCAGGTCCGCCTGGGCCGCGATCTCGCCCGCTCCGCGCATGGCCTCGTGCTCGACCGGAGACCCGCTCCCGCTCTTGCGGTGGTGATGCAGGCAGACGATCGCCGCCCCGGCGTCAGTGATGGCCTTGAACCTCCCGAATAGCTGCGCCATCTCGGAGTTGTTGTTCTCGTCCCGGCTGTGGACGCGGACGAACGTGTCCAGGACCACGATCCTTACCCCGCTGGAGCGGATGTGGTCCGCGATCTGGGACAGGTCCGAATGGTTGTCCAGGTTGATCCCGGCCCGCTGGAGGATCGAGAGCCGGGAACCCGGCACCCGCATCTGGTCGAGCCTCTGGAAGAACGGCCCCGCGCCCATCTCCTCGTTGATGTAGAGGACCGGAACCTGCTTCGCGGGCTTTTGGTCCAGCCACTTGGTGCCGGTCATGCAGGCCCGCACCAGATCGATCGCGGCCCATGTCTTGCCGCCGCCGGGTGGCGCGGTGATGAAGTGTATACCGCCCGACAGTATCAGATCCTCGACAATCCAATCCACCCCGCCCGCCTCGGCGGCGAGCTGCCCTAGACGGTCCAGATCGATGAACTCGAGGAGCCGCTGGTGGTCGGTTCCGAGGTTGTCCGGAGTAGCGTCCGGCAAGCCTCCCTCGAGCCATTGCACCCATCCCCGGCTGATCTTGCGGTGGACCTCCGCGGGATCCATCGGTGGATCCACATACTTCCCGTTCCAGTACTGGGCCAGCTCCACCGCCACATCGAACGGGATGCTCTTGGCCCGCAGGAAGCCGAGCAGCTTGGTGAGAGCGTTGTCCCGGCCGCCGAACGGACCGCCACCCTCGGGATGGCGCTCGAACAGCTTCGACCATTGCCCCGTCCCGGCAACGCCGAATTCCCCCGGTTCCTCATCCGGAACCGGGATATCGTCAATCCTTCTCATCTGTCCCTCTCCTCGCCTTATTGAGCCGTCATTCTAACCGCATCGGTCCGGAAGCCGTCAAGCATCTCCTCGAGCCAGCGTTCGTCCATCTTCTGGCTCTGCGCGTAGTCCAGAAGGTCCACCCACCGGTCTCCCCGCGCAACCATCCGGAGCAGGATCCGCACCATCCAGTCGTACTGGGCGGTGAGCGCCGATCCGATCGACGGCCACGGCTTGACCTTGTCCAGCGCCCGAAGGTCCGGAATCCTCGGGTCGGTTCGCCATCCGTCCGTCCACGCCTTCTGGTACTCGTCCTGATCCGCTTCGGTCCAGTCCGGCGGCGGTGCCATCCGGTCCAGCCCGAGGCGCTCGCGGGCCGTCACAATATCGCCCGCGATCTCGAGCGGAGCGTTGTCCACCGGCTCCGGCCGCAGGAGGACCACCTGCTTCGGCTCGGCCTTGTAGTTCACCGTCCCGGCCACCCGCATGATCCTCGAAAGGTCGTGGACCGAATCCACGCCGGGGAGAATCCCCTTCTGCCACGACTTGATCCGCTTCTCGCGCAGGAGCCGGTCGTGGTCCGTTCCCAGCTTCACCGGCTCGAAGACCAGGTAGCCGTGCCAGCCGTTCCCGGTGTCCACCACCACATCGCAGTCCTTGAGCAGGGTGACGTCCGCGCCCGCCACCTTGCGGTCGAGGTCGATCCAGTAGGCTCCGAGCGCCAAAACGTCCTGCTTCCCGCGCCCGGTCTCGGTGGATCTCGGCAGGACTCCGACGTAGACATCCCTGCCGCGGTCCGTCCAGTCCGCGATCTGGTGCCGGATCTCGGCCATGCCTTCCCTCAGGCAACCGGGAAGCCGGAAGCTGCGGATCTCGGCTCGATGCCCCGTCCCAAGGCTTCGAATCTCGATCCACCCCGCGGGGTAGTGGCCGAAAAGTTTCCGCAGGAATGTCTCCGCTTCCTGCGGCCTGAAACACGCCTTCATTTTGTCCCTCCTAGAAGCCGGGATCGATCCCGGTGTGATCGGCAATATACCGTGCCGCCTCGGTCCAGGAATAGGCCACCTCGAACCGGTATCCCGCCGGTTCCAGCAGCTCCCGCCACTTGGCCTGGGCCGGAGTCAAGCGCCCCTTCGGAGCCTTCATCTCGACCCAGAGGCCCGGAGCCGGGATCGGCACGAAGATGTCCCAGACCCCCGCGCGGACGCCCATGGCCTTGAATTTAGCCGCCTGCCGTGCGTCCCGGTAACCGCCGTTCGGCGTATGGTACGCGAGGCCCAGCAGAGGATGCGCGGTCTCCATCGCCCGAAGCCATGTCACCAGAGCGATATGCTCGCGATCCTCGAGGTGTCTCATTGCATGGCCTTCCTGAGGATCCGGAAAGCGGTCCGGATCCTGCAATCGATCGCCTGGGACGTACACCCGTGGCGCTCGCCCACCTCCCGCATCGAGCGCGGCTCGCCGTCTAGACCGAAGTACTCGATGATCGCTATCCGCTGGGCGTCGGTTAGATCCAGCAGCGCCTTGTGCAGCCGGTCCACCTCGGAGGAGAAGACCACCTCGGATTCGGGACTCGGTGATGTGGGGATGTTGCGCATCGAGTCCACCTCGAAGCCGAGCGGCGAAAGGCCGTCGAAGCTGCACGGCTCCATCCGGCCGATCCCCATCGAGTCCTCGACCTCGGCCAGCTCGATGCCCAGCCCCGCCGCGATCTCCTCCGGCTCCGGCAGCCTGCCGTGTTCGTCCTGGTAGCCGGTGGACCACCGCCGGATCCGGAGCCACCGGTACAGCGAATGCTCGGGTATGTGCGTTTGGTAGTTTCCCTGGACCGTAA